GCTCGGTTGAATAGTGTTCGGCCTGACGGCCAGTCACATATCAATCGTACTCGGATGGTATACTCTACCCATTGCAAGATGCACAACGGGGGTAACCTCAATGATGGGTTTGACCCCACTTAACGACCGCACACCGTGCGTCATCAATGATTGGAGGTTGAAAATGAAAGGTCCCTACATTAGGGTAAGACAGGAGTTCTATACGGTACCTAACGGTTCGTATAGGAAGTTTGAGGAAACAAGCCAATGGTACAGGACGGATAACGGCAAAAAAACCCGTGATCCTCTGCCTAGAAGCTTATTCTCAGCACGGCTAAAGCCTTCGCCTGACGATGTTGATGCGCCAAACTCTGCTGCGGCGTATTATACAATGAATCAGTGGGGTAGATCGTCCACGTTTGGCAACAGTATGACTGCTGTAAACAACAAGGCTTATGCAAAATTCCTAGACCTGGTGAGAACCAGTGCTGGGGTTGGGCAGAACCTCGCTGAATACAAGCAGACCATCGACTTGCTGCACGGGACACTATCCGCACTTCGATCGCCTTTTAAAGCTTTTGCAACAGCAGCGAGACGTTACGCCAAGCAAGCGAGGTTCCAACCTCACGAGCTAGGCAGAACGGCACTTAGGGACTTAGGCGGTGCCTGGCTTATTTGGCATTTCGGTGTGGATCCCCTCATAAAGGATCTGTATGCGATCTGCGAACGGCTGGACGAGCGTAAGAACTTCGAGTGGCGTCCTGTCACGGCATCGGCACAATCGAGTTGGTTATTTGATAGCACCCAAAAACCGGGTGCGTTTAAGTGGACCAATCACGAAGTGTACCGAGGGATCGTTCGAACTTCTGCTGAAGTGCGGTTGAAAGACCAAATGACGGCGATGATGAACGATTTCGGATTGATTAATCCGGCGTCTCTTGCCTGGGAGATAGTTCCTTTCTCTTTCGTGGTCGACTGGTTTTATCCAGTCGGGGCTTACCTGAATTCGTTCAGTGACCTTCTCGGGTACGAAACCCGGAACCCGAACACGACGTGGTACTTGACCTATTTTGGCCGAGCGATGAAAACCACCCAACTCTGGGCTGATGGGCCGTGGTCGGAAGTTCAAGGCTGTCGGATCGTAAGATCTTTGACAGGCCCTACCTTCAAACCCCCGCCTTTCCAGTTACCAGAACGATGGTCCATTACTCGTGCTGCGACGGCGATAGCTCTACTCGTGCAGTTCCTACCAAAACATCAGTAGTTTAACCTTCCTCTTAAGGAGAAGCATTATGCCAACCATGGCAAATATTACCGTCAAAAAAGCTGACGGCACCACGGACATCGTCTATACAGCCCTTACCCCCTCTGCCGGTGACAAAGTCGCAGCTCAGTGGCGTGTGGAATCAATTGGCGTCGTGGCGGGTAACCGTCCGGTGTTCCAAGTGATGACACGCGCGAGCCAAGACAAAGGCGCTCGGATCATTGAGGGCAAGCTGGTTTATCCTGAGACTTTCACTGATTCTACGACTGGTTTAATTTCCACCAAGAATCGTGAACTCTTCTCCTTCTCTGCCATTACCCATATGAACGCTAGCGATAGCGCCATTGCGGAGTTGGCAGCACAGGCAGCAAATCTCGTCAAGAGCGCCCTTATCCAGGACGTACTCAAGACGGGCTATGCACCTACCTAAGGTCATGGACCCGGTAGTTCTGTGGGCTTACAGCCTGACCCTTGTGGTCGTGCTGGTTGTCGCTGTGAAGCGATAAGCCTCGACGTAAAACTCGAAAGGAAAAAGTATGTCGCTGCAACATCTGCAAGACATTGCTCTGGATTATTTCCAAGCTCTGGGAACTCCTGTCGCTCTCAGCCGGGCTATCCAGCTCCGGTATCGCGATTGGGAGGGGATCGCACGCGCAAGCGTCGACCCCGTGCACTACATTGATGCAAAGTCGTATCGTTTAGATGTGTTGGCCTGCACTTTCTTTAAGAAGGTGAAGGACCTGCCGTCTGGTATAGATACACGTCAGGCCGCTTTAACCGAGTGGTTTGATTCAGAGCGTCAATGTTACCAAGCCAACCTCCGTCTCGATGACGATCATGCATGTTATCGAAACGAAGGGTTCTTCCTAGCAATTCGGAAGAATTTTTATAAATTGGTTGGCCGACCGCCTGCAGGGATGCAGGATATCCGGTTTGGCCCTGGTAGCACTTTCGAGGTGAGGGGAAAGCATATAGCGATCCCTGATAAAATCGCTACACAACCCATCTTTACGACTCAAGCAAGTACCTATCTTTATGATTATCTTTGCACTGGTTGGGGCCGCAGGAATGCGGGTTCGCCATGGCAGGATAGTCCCTTGCTTGATGTGGCATTGATCTCAGAAAAACTACCTGCGCGCGGCGGTGCCGACGCGTGGGTTGGCCAACTAAGACCGATTCGTGTGGCCCTCTCCAGGGCATACGAGTTGGTTGATGGAAACCGCTGGGATACCGCTCCAAAAAACACCCTAGTTGACCGCTCCATCGGGATTGAACCCGGGGGCAATATGGTCTATCAAAAGGTGTGCGGTAATAAGATGCGCCGTAGTTTAAATCGTTTTGGTCTGCTCCTGAGACCCCAAAAGGTTGAAGGAAAAGGCGACTGGTTTGCAAAAACCGGACGTGATTCTCAGCAGATACATCGTAAACTTGCAAAACAAGCAAGCGTAGACGGTACTATGGCTACACAAGACGTTCGTAAGGCAAGTGACACAATGTGCCGTGCTTTCGTTCAGTACGGAACGGGCAGGTGGTTCAAGGTTCTTGATGAACTCCGATCCCGCAAGACCCTCGTCGAAGGACGTTGGTATTGTCTGGAGAAATTTTCCAGTATGGGTAACGGATTCACCTTCGAGCTCGAGACCGCTCTGTTCGCAGCCATTGCAATGACTATTGCTGACGCGAAGGGAATAGAACTCATCCCGACGGTCAACTTCAGCGTTTACGGAGACGACATAATTGTCCCCACCGAGATGTCTGAAGAAATGGTGTCGGCGCTGGCGTATTGCGGTTTTGAGGTTAACACTTCAAAAAGCTATAGTAGTGGTCCTTTCCGTGAAAGTTGCGGAGGCGATTATTATAATGGCAGCCCAGTACGGGGTCTCTACCTTAAGAAGGTACCGGAATCAGTAGGTGATTGGATTACCCTCCACAATCTCTTAAAGAGAGCGGAGGAATTCGTCAGCCTACCTTCGGCCCTTGACAAGGTAAGGTCCAGAATACCAGTATCATGCCGAAATTATGGTCCTGTTGCGTTTGGTGACACTGTACTACACCACCAACGCTGGCCTGAGAAGGCAAAACTGAAGAGAGCACCCTCGCAAGAGATGCTCATTCAGATCACAGTTCCAGTCGTTGAGGAGTACCCCCTTGATAGGTGGGATACCCTCTCCGTCGTCACGAGCAAATTGTATGGAATGGATGGAGACCGGATTGCCATGAGAGGCGACCCGATTTCCTACCATACAAAATGGGTATCTTACGGCTGATTGGTAACCAGCCGCAGGATTCGTGTTGAAACCCACTTCAACGCCTTATAAGGCACAAAAGGGGTAGAGGAATAGGC